CCCATACACACCGCCGACGCTTCACCCTTGCCCATGAAATCGGCCATTATGTGCAGAAATACCAAAAATACGCATTGGGCGACGAGGGCGGTGAGATCGACTACCGAGACGAGCGTTCATCGAAGGGAACGGAACCCGACGAGCGTTGGGCGAACGGATTCGCCGCGGCGCTCCTCATGCCGGCCTCCGCGGTCCGGCAATTCTGGGCACAGGGCATGACCCCGGAACAACTGGCCGAAGCGTTCAACGTCTCGCAGCGATCCATGGACCTGCGCATCGCGAAACTCGGACTCCGCTAAGGAACCCAGCCCGTGACAAACAAGCAAAACGCTGACGCCTCGGAATCATTCCGCCAGCTGATGGCCGCCTACAGCAAGGCGTTCTCCTCCACTCCCGATTCCGTCAAGGAAGAAGAGAACGCCGACGACACCGCGACAACCACCGAAAACGGGACAACTCCGAGTCCTCGAACCGCCTCCATATTGGACGCCGACGACGAAACCACCGAAACGGCCCTCGAATTCAACCTCGAACGAGCAAAACTCCTGAATCGACAAAAAGAACAGGAGCTCGAGGAACAAGCCCAGAAAATCAAAAGACTTAAGGCGCGGAACGCAAGACGATGGCTATCCATCATCCTGCGAGGAATACTCGCGGTGACTGCAATCGTATTCGTCGGCATCCAGCTCTGGAACTGCAACGCCATCGTCTCCGAATACGTCGCATACATGATCCACACCGACAAAGAATCCCCGGTCGTCATCATCTCCTGGATGGCAACAAGCCTCGGAGAAGTCGTCGGCATCCTATGGGTCATCGCACGCAACCTCTTCCCCTTCCACGACAAACACCGTGACCGTGAAGCCGAAAAACAAAACCCAAAACAAACCCAACTGGAAAAAGACACCATGACATACATCGCCAAAGCATTGGCGGACAAAGATAACTGAAAACCGCCCCGGCGCTCGCAGAGAGAGGCCGGGGCGATTCCGTATATGCGGCGGTAGAATCTAATCAAGCCGCATCGAGTTGGCTGAACGAACAACGAGGTTGGAGGCATGATGCCGACAGGGAATAGAAGACTTGCATCGCAGATGATGAACCCTATGGAGATAAGCCTTGCCGATGAGGTAAGGAAGACGCTGCAGGCGGAATGCTATGGCGCCGCCCTAGCTCTTGCGCTCACAATTCCGGATGCCTACGGGCAGATTGCCTTTCCGGAAGAGAAAAAAGTCGGGAAAAGATACATGGACTGGTACCGGCAATACTGTGGATATGCCCTTAGCTCAAGAATGGGTAAGGACCCGATGCCGGCCTTTGATGCCCTTGCATGTTACAAGCTGCGCTGCGAACTGCTTCACAACGGCGATGCCAATATGGAGACCAAATACCTGTACGAGTTGGATGACCAAGGGAGGCTGATGCGGAATGACGTCAATCTTGAACACGTCTCGTTCTCATTGCGTATTGGACTGAGTTCGAAACTCGGCAAGACGTGGGAACATGACGACGAGGAAAACGCGGAGTACAGCCTCGTCGTATCCGTCGAGGAACTGTGTCTTGCGCTATGTGATGCCGCCGACCGATTCGACCGGAATACAGAAACGCAATGCCGACCTGAACTGCGACCGCGGATAGTCATAGATGATTTAAGGAACGTGACAGCGTATCGATGGCGGTCGAAACCCCTGTCGGCAGATGAAGTGGCGGAATGATGCCAAAAGACGGCGGTAGAATCTAAACATAGCCGCATCGAGTCGGCCGAACGAACAAAGAGGTTGGAGGCATGATGCCCGGAACCATCGGTATGGTCATATTCCGGATTCTGGCAATCGGAGTATGGATATTCGCCCTGCTGATTTTCGTTGGCGGATTGAGCACCGATTTCCTGACATGCACCATAATCGCGCTAATCATCGCATTCGTCGGATGGATGCTGTGGGTCGTCGGCGACATGATCCACGACCCCGAGAAGATTCGAGCCGAACAACGCGCCGCCAGGGCCGCAAAAGACCCCAGCATCGTGCTGGACGAGGATAACGAACACGAGCGAAAACGAGCAGCCAATGGTCACTGGGACGGACGCGCAAACCACGGACATGCACAGCCCAATGATGAAACATCGCCTGCGCTCGCCGGCGTCGAGGTAGAGGATGGTGAAGCGTTAGTGTCGGCTCGTCGAGAAACGGGACAAAGTTCTGCGTTGTCAAGGACGATATCGCCGTCGCCGATCATCATCCCGCCAAAAACTCTGTCAGTGTCGGTGACTCGGGAAACCGAAACCGTCTCCGGTTCATACCCTGCCACAATCTACGTCTACGACCCACGCCCCATACTCAAGCTAAAAGAGGGGCGTGCCGAAAAAATCAGCGTTGTTACCCGTCCGATAACGCTGAAAAGTCGACTTAACGGAAGACAATGGCGCAGCGGCGTGGATGATGGGTATGCGGTCGAATACAAAGGGAAACCGTTCGGCGTTCTCTTCAACCACATCGCGGTAATCCACATTCGTGCAATCCTTGAATCTGGTGCGAAAAATGTGGAACTCGTGGCCATGCGTCAAGGATGGTACCAAACAGGCGTTCCCGAAATCTACGTCATGGTGCCAACGCTGGAAGAGGCGAAGGAAAGCGAAACTGGTAACGCCTCGCTCAAGGAATACGAACAGCGACAGGCATATGGGGCGGATGTGGTCGCCGCAACGGCCATATTCCGCGTCTCGGAGAATAACTGGAATGGTCCTAGAATTCCCGACGAAGGGTTCATCGCTTTCGAGGCCACTGTCGAACAGTTGCCGGTGCCGGAAGGATCGCAGGCAAAGCCGCATTTTGCACTCAAAAGCGGAGGTGTCTTGCTCTCGGAAATCACGGCGCGGTCGACGGCCGCATACTTTGCATCTGAGCCACTTGTTGGCAAGCGATTGAAAATACTCGTTAGCCGCTACTACACCAGCCTCACCATAGAGGCCTACGAGATATGACAAAATACCCCGGCGCTCATAACGAGCGACCGGGGCGTTTTGTTTATTCGGCGACTGTGGACTACTAATTATTGTGTATGGAATCTTCGGCCTTGATCCGGTCGGCCCATGCGTCGATGTCGATGTTCTCATGGTCACTCGAAGTTTCTCGGTTATCGGTAGCTTGGTAATCTTCGATGACCCCTGCGTCTTTTGTAAGGTGCTCGGCGTCGGCGATGATGGAAGAGAGCGGCATGCGCAATGCTTCCGCAATCTTCCTGAGTTGTTCATAGTCGGCGACTGTATTGAGCTCAAGGATGCGTCGGAGGGTGCCATAAGGCACTCCCGATTCGATAGCCAGTGATCGTGTCTTGAAATCACGTACGGCCATAGCTCTCTTGATTGCGATTGAAAGCGCCTTTGATTCAATCGTCGCGGTCTTCTTTCCTGTTGGCATGTGAGACATTTTACTTACATATGAAGCATTCTTGTTTCATATGAGACACGCCGTGTTTTGAAGAGCGCAATCTTGGTTTTATCATGTCTCATATGAAACAATATTTGCTTGAAAACAGGCATTTAGGGATTGCAATAAAGCAGGTCCTCAATGAGTCAGGAATGACACAAGTTATGCTCGCTGATCGGGCAGAAATTCCTCGGAACACGTTAAACCGCAAAATCAATGTCGGTGTTTTTAACTTTGACGAGCTGCGCCGCATTGCGGGCGTGACGCATCGTCCTCTGTCCTCAATCATTGCCATGGCTGAGAAGCTCGACACCGCCGAAAACACCATTCCAGCGCTCGCCGAAAGCGAGATGGCGTGATGTCATTCAGATTCACTGTCAGCCTCTTTGAAGCTGATCGGGACGCCGGGAGTCCAGATGCAGCAGACATCACGGCCATCCTCAGGAAGAGTGAACGCGAGCCCGTGGTGCTTTCCCTCTCTGACGATGGACATGAGAGTGTCCGCCATCTTCTTGAACTTCGCATCGGAGACCGGCCCGAGCCGATGTCCGTTGAAGTGAACGTACCACGATGGCGTATGACGTTCCCCGTCCCTGACCGTTTCACTGCTCGAACGTTCTTCCAATGGCTCCATTTCATTCTTCCCTTCGTTGGGCTGGTTGCTTGGTTGGCGCTTTCCAATCTAGCCCGGCGAAGGGATACCCCAGACCACAAGAAGATGTGATGGTCGAGAAGTACATCGAAACATTGCCGTTCACGGCATCCGTGTTCGTCGTGGCCTTGACAATCGTTGCCGTATTAGTGGCTGTCTTCCTTCTGTTCATGCGCCTCTTGGATGATCACCCCATCGTGTTCGTCATCGTGATGGTCGTGATCACGTTCCTCGTATTCAATTTCCTGCTCTCATTGGGAGGAGTGGCATGATGTCCAGCAAGGATTCAATGGCGTTGGCCGTCGGTCAGGCGATGCTTGATCGTATTGCTGCGTCTGCTCCCGAGCTCAGTGGTGTAGGCGACATGGACGGTGACGTCATACCCGCCGACCCCGATGTAGACGAACCCGGCACTGGAGTTGAGCCTGTCGATGGAACGCTGGTCTTCGACTACCTTCTGCGTGAACAGCTCGTCCTTGAGCGGGATCTCGCCGAACGCGGGTACTTTATCGACGATCCTGTCCATGATGGTCTGGTCTTCGTGACGGACGAACACGTGAACGTCAGATGCTTCGTGGGGGCAGTCGTTGAGCAGGAAGACGGTCGACGATTCGCCATCGAATTCACCCCGCCATTTGTAGACCGTCTGATCCGCGGTAACGCTCAACGCCCTCTGGCTGATCGCATTCGCGTCTGCGCTTATCTCGTTCGCCTTGCCGGCAAGACGGTTGGCCTCCTCGGCGACCCCCTTCGCGTCAGCGGCGATCCTGTTGGCTTCCTGCGCAATACGGTTCGCCTTCTTCGCGAGCAGATTCGACTTGCCCGTCTGGAACAAGGCGAAGACGCCGCAACCGCCGCCAAGCAGACCGACAAATCCACCCAAACCACCGATACCCGACCAAACCCACTGCAAGAAGGAAACCAGACCACCCATAGGCACGATTCTACGGTGACAGCATCCAAGGAGGTGGCGTGATGAGTGGCCAACCTATCATCTTCGACTTCACCGTAAGCATCGGGGGCATGACCGCGCCGATCGCGCGAGTCACCCTCGACGGTGCCGGAGAACAGGGCAGCAGCCTTCTGAGCCTTCAACTGGCCGAAGACATACCTGACTTCGTCCGAAGCATGAGCAGCGCCGCCGCCGACCAGATCGGCAAAGCGCTCCTGATGGACGCCAAAACGGACGCGGGATTCCTGCCATCCATCACACTCGCCGACTATCTGCCCAAGGGGGTGACCATCGATGCGAACCCGAAAGCAAAAGCATGACGGTGAAACCATCACGCTCGCCATCATCATGCTGCTCGCCCTCGCATGGCTGCTCACCCACGACGGCTGCGCCCACCC